GGGCTTTACAGTGGGCTCTGAGTTGCTTGGGCAACCACTCTTCAAATAACTAGAGACTCTATACCATTGGCAGCCATATTCACACCTGCAGCAATAGCCCCATACGGCCCTGGCACGTAGGACAGGCCTCCAGAGACATTTTTAATTATCCCCAGGACTCTGGTCCAAAATGTGTCATTGTCCAAAAATGAGACACCGACTGGTAGTTGAAGAACTATAGCTCTATACAGCTTCAGAGCATACTCATCACAAGGAGAGATTGTCTGATACTCGTAGATACTACTGCCAGGATTGACCTGGTATTCAATGCAGGCCCACGTTTTCAGGACAAAATTGTTCTGATTGTTGGGTCCCATGCCTGATATCTTAACTATAATAGACTCGAAATTCGGGTCTATGCCTCCATTGATGCCATTTAGTTGACCGAAGTCGCCCGGAGTGACAAGCAGTGGAAGCGAGGCGATGTTTTCCAGAATAGGGTTGAAAGTGAATACTGAGCTTGCATTGTATGCAGCAGAGTAAACCCCAAGATTGGTCGGTCCCGTATACTGATTCGCATTAGTAGCATTGGCCGACTGTAAGCCTGTTACGGTATACATGTTGGTTGTGCTAGTAGAGGATTGTCTTATGACACAAGTAATAGGAGCCTTCCATACCTGGATACTTCCAGTCCAGCTATTCTGATTCATCATTGGAATGAGCTCTATATGGTTTGAGACAAAGCGATATTTAGTCACTATGTCTGCCATATTGCTGACGGTAGGAAACAGGGACTGAGAGTCTGAATAATACGTCGGAGTGAAGACGGACGGTGCGGTCAATTGTCCCCCCGCAGGGGTATTGGTTGACCAGTATGCCACGCCTCCAACTGTAGGAATCATTAGAATATAATAATCCTGGTTAGGAAGATTACACGCAAAGTTCCCCACATATCGATGTTTCTTCAGAAGACTCTGTCCTCTAAATTCATCTGGAACTCCTGTTGAGGAGCTCGCAGCGAAGTCAGGTGGAGCAAACGCACACTTTAGAAAAGCCTCTCCTGCTGGAGTTAGGCTACTCTTGGGTATTCGCGAGAGTTGTCTCATCCCTGTATTCGAATATGTTGGCAACGGATAGGCAGTGACAGGCGGGCCTCCAGCTTTGTTAAGCTTCTTGGCTGCTCTGTTTCTGTTTCTCCGTTTCTTTGAAGCCTTGTTATTTGCCTGTGTAGGCCCCACAGGGTTCTTGGTTTTGGAGGAATTCATACTTCAAATATAATGAGGCCCCTCCGCCTGATTATATCCCACCTGCTCTATCATATCGAGTAAATAATCATACTCAGGATGACCGTGCATTTCGTCGCAGAAACCTAACATGAACATTTTGTATTCGAAAAAGTTTCTGGGTTCTGAGTGTAGAAGATTCATCAACATCTTGAAGGAGTTAATAGGGTAGGAAAATCCATCCCCGTAAACTCTACTGCAAAACTCAAATGTGTTCTTCACACTCTTATACTCCTTCATAACTAATCCAAATTCCAAGTACTTTGCTACAGCTCCCTCAACATAACTCTCAACAGAGTCATCCCCAGCAGCTATAGTTTTCCTAGAACCTATTAAGTCTGCAACGCGTACCCTCATGAAAGAGTTGCCTCGACTGGTCCTGAGTTTTCCTGAGTTAACGTTTCCGTTGTACAGGCAGGAGAGCAAAGTGCCGTCAGACAGTTGATAAACTGATCGAGACTCTACTATTGCTTTCTTTCGCATCAGCGAGGACCAGACTAGAGATGGAGAATTACACAACTTGATGCAGCCCTCAGCTTCATCTCGTATTTGCCACTCATCCACACTCCAATCCCATCCCTCAGCATCTGCTTCAGCCAAATCAAAGCCACTTTCCATCACGTCTTTGAAAACGTCTTGACAGTCATCATCTGTAAATCCTATGCCAGGCTTAGATGGAATGTTTTTCCAATTAGCTATCTCGAGCTTACAAATATGTCGTGAAAGAATCATTTCAATCACCTTATCTGTAAGCGAAACTGACATAATTAGTCGAACTCTTCCCTCATTGAGCTTCTTAACCTTGTGAGGTTCGTTTTTCACAAACACTCTAACAGGGTCCATAAGATTCAGGTCTATCAATTGTTGTCTAGACATTTGAAGTATTTCATTTATAGAATAGAATTCCATAGCCTTAATGCGGTCTAAAACCACTTGGTTAAAACGCTCACCCATACCACTCAGCAGCATATCATTTCTGTTAGCTACGTTAGCATGAGGAACTCCAGGGCTCGCATCAGGTTTTATGAAAGTCTTTAGTCTATCTATTTCCTTACTCCACTCAGCCTCATCAAAATCCTTAAGAAAATCCGGTAAATCGTGTTTCAAATACAAGGGCAACAGACGCTCATCTGACAGCTTCATTTCTTCTGCTGTGGGTTCGCGTCTTTCGACTTTGTGTTTGTCACATTGGAGTTTGAAACTGATGGCTTCGGCTTCTGCTCCTCTCTTTGGCCATCCGTAGTTTTCACAGCGGGAGTCGATTTCTTTGGCTTTACGCCAATACTCGTTTTCCGCTTTTTGTCCTCCTCCGTGGAAGATGACTTTACTTCTACCGATGACTGCAGATTGGTTTGAGAAGCTTTCTGGCTCACACCATTCGTAGTAATCCCCCCAGATTTCTCTGGGGTTTGAGAGTTTAAAGGTACCGCAGAGTTTTCTACGGCCACAGTTTCCTTCTTCTTATTACGATTGCGCTTCCTTTTCACAGTTTTAACTGTTACTACAGGGACATCTTTCTTTTCCAAACTTACACCACCTGTTCTGTCAGACTCTTTCTCATTGAAGACTTCGACTTTCTTATTCAAAGAGCCGTTTTGACAATTAAGAAGAGACCAATCAGTATTCATGATCTGTGCCAATTTCTTTTCTACCAGAACTTCAGCTTCAGCCAATTTTGGATACAACTTTTGTGCTTTTCCAATAGACTCAGCCATCTCGTCAACACGTTTTTGCATGTCGGCTTTTGACTGCCAGTCATCATGTTTAGCTTTCATCATATCTTCTAATCGCTTCATCGCCTTTTCAACTTCCAAACTGATTGTCGCTTTAACAAAATCGGCATCCAAGAATTTTTCCATCTGGTCTTTCACCACAACAGGTAAACTCGATTGGAGCATAATGTTTTTAGCGTCCTCAATTTTAGATAAGTCCTTCTTCATTAACCGTTTC